ATGGCATCTAAACATTGAGTTTGGAGGGACAGCATTACTTTATTGGCTTTGTCAACAGTCGTTATCCTGCTCCTTTGTTCCATAACAGTGACCAATCTCAGGGCTATTTCTTCTTCTTCTGCAAGTTCTGGATGTATCCTCCATTTCGGATCAATTTTGTTCAGTTTCATAATTAGGGGTTTCCAGAGATGTGTATCTACCGATTCTGATTTGATTAACATGTAGTCCTTATCTAGGTCGCGTGAGTATCTCAGGATTATATCATTCACATAATTCTTTCCTACTTGCTCTGCACTCAGTTCTTCTGCTAGTGTCGGCATAAGTGCCCAATCATTGACATTTTCCTCATGTAGATAAGAGTGTGATAAATACCTGAATCTTGGTTTTGAAAGAATATGACCTCTTATTTCACTGTAGCATTGAAATGCCTTTTTCACAGTCCATGCACTCTTCTTCGGTAGAACGAACTGGACATCTTTTATGCCTGTGAGTCTGTTGAATCCATACCGAGTAACTAGTCTGCGGAGAGAGTCATATTTGTCTTTTACTATTGCGACAATCAGCAATCTCATGCGCAAATAATCAAAATTGATGTTACTATCCACAAGCCCCATCATAGTGATCAATCTCTGACTCATTTCTGTGGTGTAGTGTAAGGATCTATTCATTTCAGACCGTATATATGTCCCAGTGCTGAATCGGATGTTCGGAATCCTATGTAATATTTCTCCTCCCGTCTCGACAGGGGCAAAGTCGAACAGATCTTGGAATGTCTGGTTGGTGAGGGTTGACAATGAAAGATTGCAGGCTTTAAGGATATCAAGTTCTTCCAGATCATTTTTCGGTAATGCCATCAGGTTGTGCTTCATAAGGAACCATTTTGTAACTGCCACTAGTTTCGCAGCTAGTAACTCTTCTTTGTTGCCTAATAATCTGTCGTTGTCAAGGAGTTCTCCTTTGTACAGCACTTCATTCCCGACTTTGGGATCATCGTATACTTTGATGCCATTTCTATAGTGGGTGGGTGCACAACGGCGCACAGTGATCAATGCTGCTGCCAAGTCAACTTCAACAACTTTATCATCGTATAATACCTCTTCTACTTCTATAAATGAGATCTTAGGAAACATGGTAATTTTCCGTGTGAGGAGGCATTCTATTATATCTGAGTTGGATTCAAGATGGAAAAAGTATGTCCGATTGGTGGTTGATCCTGTTCGGATATTTTCAATGGCTCTATGACAGAGTGAATTCCGCAACCTTGTGATATTTTTCACTTTTGTCAGTAATCCTGAACTGGTCTCTATTTTGCTGATAAGCAAATCTATGAAGTGGATTGAAGTATTTTCATGATAAAATTGAACAATTCGTGCGTGAAAGTTATTCCTGAATATTTCGACAAGTTCCTGAGCTAGTCCTTCACGATCATCTGATAGATCAAACATTTCCTTGATTTTCCGGTTCACAGTGAACCTTCTGACCATGCTTTTAATGGACTGCTGCACACTAGTAGTGGCAGGACAGATCCTTTGATCTGATGGCCAGGTGTTTGTGACCACTCGATCTTCCAAAGCGTTTTTGCTGTCCTCCATTGTGACACTTAATGTTGTGGACAAATATTTCAGGAAATATGTGCTGTTGCAAGAAAATCTGTGTGTCCACAGGTGAAGGTAATGCAAAGACTTTGACATGCCGATGCTGTGACCCGATAACATTAGATTCAGGTGAAGGGAGGCACCTAAACCCCCTAATGATGTGGGTAAATAGGTCCAAAAAAATAGTAGATCCTGAAGGAACTCATCATACACTTGTAGATATAGTACCCGGTCGGGACTATCTACAAGTCTAGATTCGGCAATTCCTACACCGTAAATAGATTTCAAGGCAGTTCTCAATAAATTGTCGTTCATGTGATTGGTACTCCGATTGAGATATGCAGCAATGTCATTTTTTGCTGCTTCATATAATGATGAGTTTTGTGTCAAATCCAACAACGATTGTTCCTGTTTTGAATAGTAAAGTAGATTTGACAATTTCTCTGGTAGCTCATGTGATGAAACCATACTGTCCTCATGAAGGTGTGATAGAATCATATGAGGCATACGGCAGAGTAGCAGTCCCAGTTTGTAATTTTTCAGATAGGCACATGCTTCATGGTGGTTACTCAATTCCATGGCAGATGATGCAGAAGAACAGATCCCCGAAACTTCCAATTCATCCGAGATTAACACTGCATTGTTCCCTGCGCTAACAGAGATGAGTCGCTTCAATGTGGAATCAGCTCTTACCCCATCAGCGTAGTGTTGTCTCAACATAGTGATACGATGCTTTGATAGATTTGTTTGGGAGTATTTGATTGTCATTCCAAATTTCGTACAGTGCTTCATGATTTTTGAAAATACAGACTGTATCATTGGCTCTGATGATTGCTTTATCTTTACAATTGCATTCACATCATCGGAATATACCATTATTGTCTTCACATCCACATCTGTCATAATTCTCAGAAGTTTCATCATGAGTGTTGTATGTAATGTCCAAAATGGATTTAGCCACCCTTCTATGCCGCCATATTGTCCATGAGACTCAATGACATTGTCCAAATACTCATCATAATGATACACAGTGAGTTGTGAGAAATAATGTGCTAAGTCTCCCCATCCATCATACCCAAAAAGATTCCCCAAGAACTCTGCCAGTTCATGCGTATTCTCATATTGCATCGATTGATTATGTCCTTCGATGTCCAAGAGAAGTGAGTAATTGTCATGTTGTGATAATTCTCGTGCTGCTTCGTGAATTAGGGCCTTCCGCTTCTTGTCAGTTGGTGTCATTAATTGTTCATCAAAATAAGATAATGCTTTCTTCATCCGTGCCGCTACTAGACTCAAAGCATGCTTATTGCTGAGCTCCCCATTAGCGAATAGTCTCGCTTCATACTTCTGTTCTCTTTCTTTTTCAATCAATCTTGCTGGATCTGACATCTCTTCTGCAGTCTCTTTCTGATGTGTCTTCCTTACGCATCTGGCTTTAGGCCGAATATTCCTGCCAGCAAAGAAATCTTTCAACTGATAATTCTCAGTTTCGATAACTTGTAGTAGCTCTTTCCTACTATCTCCGGGACCGAAGGAGATCTTAGATTTCAAGGCACCTTTATCCTTCGCGAATTCCAGGGGGTCATCTGTTAATGTATTATCCATACAATTAAATATCTTGATCTCATCCCACCAACTGAGTGGCAATGATTCTATTCTCTGGGTGTCAGATTTGCTGCCATATGTCTCAAGCATTTTGACTTTTGCTGGCGGACCTAATATTTGCGGGATCATCTTATGTCTTTTTCTGTATGCAGTGAAGAACTGAAGTTTAGCTAATCTGGTCAGATTCTTAACTGCATGATGATCAACTTGACGTTTTGTGTGCACCCGCTTCAAGAATTTCAGCACTCCAGCTTCAGCATTCACTTCTGCATAAAATATCAGCTTGTGCAATGCGGATATTTCCTGTAGATGTGTGCGTGAGAGTTTGCATCCTTCCACTATGAACCTGCAAAGAAAAGATTTCTTGGGATAAGCAAAACTCATTTTTCTGAGGAGGCTCAGCGGTAGTCCCATGTCATATGTTACCTGAGAAATGATCTGGTCTAACTTCCACAGTTCTTCGATTGCTTCCAGTATAGGTTTCCAATTCATGGCAAATTCTTCATCATAATCGGACATGTTAAGCAGGAACCCTTCCAAGGTTTTCATGAAATCAACTTGTTCCTTATGATGGCCTTCATGCTCTGCGAAATCTATCATCAGCTTGAACATCTCTACTGCCCATGCATATTCTTCGCAATTCTTCAGTACATCAAGGTTATTCAATATATCGGCTATCGTGAATATATAATCAAGGTAGGATGTTGGGCCACAGAACCAATAGTTCAGAGCTTCATGATACATCCTGAAAT